GCGGAGTCGTAACTACAAACACTGCCGATGTTCAAGTCAAGGTTAACGGAGTAGCCGCAACTGTTACCGCTGTAGATGGTGCTCACGGTCTGGTTACGTTAGCAACTGGGGTAACTTTCGGGTCTACCTTAACTGTCACTTATTATACAAATAACTGGCAGAATACTTTTGATCTTCTACCAGCAAATAACATAGTTCAAATAGATCGTGTAGGACTTGGTCCTGGACGTGCTGACTACATCAATGGTGTGGACTATGTTTTAGCTAACAATAAAATCTATTGGGGTGCCGCTTCCGTTACCTCAATTGGTAAGCAGACAGCAGGATTCACTCCTTTAAGTGCTACCCAGATAACTACAACCTTGGTAGACGAAAACGTCTACATGGTTCCGGCTACTGGAGTTGCTGACGGCGTCAATGCTGTATTTACTTCTGCATTCACTCCCGTAGACGGTAGTGGTCTGGCAAAAGTAACCGATGATCCTAGCAAGATTTTAGTGTATGTCGGCATCGACCCTGCTTCTGCACAAGCAGCAGGAGCAGTTACGGTTTCCCGTCTTGTTGGAGCTACAGGAGTAATTACACTTTACAATCCTCCTGCAGCAAGCAGCAAAGTTTATGTAAGTGGCTATCGTACGATTCTTAATGACCACACATTTACGTTGTCTGTTGTTAATGCCAACACTCCTGGACAAGGAACTTATTCGGTAGTAAGTGAAACAGGAAGTTCTATTATCAAGGTTACAGGAACCGCCGCAGGATCAACCGGAACTTCGGTTACTGATGGAAGTTTCGCTACCACAGGAATCGTTTGGCCCTTTAGTTTCCCCGACATCGAGGGAGGTATTGGTGGACCTGATGAAACCCTTACATTGACCTTTCAACAGGATGGTCATACTCGTATCGTCACCCCTGCAACTCAGGCAACAGCCTCTGTGGCTCAAACAGGCTCCGATTCTCTACTATTTACGGCTACAACCACAGGAACAGGACCCAACGCTACCACAAGCATCACAATGGTTGGCAATGGTACTCAACCTATTCTTCCCGCTTACACAGTTTATACGAGCGCAGGAACTTTCTCGGGTAGCACAGGAGTCGCAACAGCATTTGCTTCTTGGCAATCAAATCACGCTTATGTCGCGGGTCAAATCATCATAACTGGAACTAGCATCCAAGTTGTAACGGTGGCTGGAACTTCTGGTGGAACTATTCCGGGGGGATTCAGTGCGACTGCGGGAGTCGCAACCTCAGATAGTGGAGTTACTTGGACTTCTAACGGTCTAGCTCCTACTACTGTAGAGCAAGTTTTTGTCAACATATCTGCAACTACAGGTGCTCTAACATTAAGTGGAATTATCAATCTCTTCACAGGTGTCGCGGGCTTCAGTGGAAACATTGTAACCACTCCTCTTGCTGGTCAGATACTGGCTTCATTAGGAGCAGGTATAACAACTGACTTGTCAATCGCTCACGCATTAGTGGCTTTCTCTAGCGGAACGGCTCAAGTTACTGCAGCAATAGCAAATCGTTATGTTGTGTCCTCCAGCCGTACTTCAACACAGACAGCAGCCGATGGATTAGGTCGTACTGGAAACGCAACAACACCAGCATATGTAAATGCTGCTTCAAAGCTATGGGCAGCCCTAACAGCTTTCTCAACCAATGATACCGTAGTTGATACCAACGGAAATATACAGAAAGTTATCGTTCCGGGTACTTCTGGAGCAGCAGCACCTACTTGGGGTAGTGCTGGAAACACCGTGGATGGTAGTGTGTCTCCTTACACAGCTATTACATGGCAGTTCGTCGGACCCGTTTTTGGTCTCTCTAGCTACTTAGGAGAAACCTACCTGGATCCTAACACTGCGGTGAAGTTCACAATCGTAGACCCTCGTAATGCTCTACCTTACGGATATACGACACTTCCTAGCCCAGCGTACTCTTTTGCTCCAGGAGACAAAATTACCTTCCTTCTGGAAGATAGTAAGGACTCTCCATTTGTAACGGGAGTAACTCCTGTCATTGCGCTAGGTGGTTTGAGAACTTCTGTGTCTACGACATTCGGAATGAATCCTACAGATACAGCAACTGTTGCCACTTTTAATAAGTCTGGTAGCAACCCTAACAATGGACAGTTTTACTACCTAACCTTTGAGACAGCAAAACAAGCCAGCGATTTTGCTCTTCAACTCTACACCAATGCTTCAGATGCTTACAAAGTCTACGGAACTCCTAACACAACCAACCGTGTGTCCTTGGGTATTTCTCTGTTAACAGAAAACGGTGCACAGCAGTTTGGAGTCATTCAAGTTCCAAAACAGACCGGAACTCCAGTTGCTTCGGATCAGTCATTTATCAACGCAATCCAGTCTTTAGCATCCCCGTTACCGGGTAGCTCTTCATTTGCTTCGGTAATCGTACCTCTCAGTACCAGTTCTACGGTACAGCAGTTCTTGAGTCGCTTCTTGATAACTCAGGCTGCTCCCCGTATTCAGGCGGAAGGTATTGGATTCGTTGGGTTTGACCAGTATACCACTCCTTCGGCAGCACGTCAAGCAGCACGCAGCTTTAAGAATAGCCGTATTATCGCAGTAGCTCCTTCTGTGGCTGGAATTCTTCTACAGGCTACACAATCTACTGCTGCAGCAACTGAGTATGCTGTAGACGGTCCTTTCCTAGCAGCTGCTTTAGCAGGTTTGAATGTGAACCCCGCGAATGACGTAGCAACAACTTTGACAAATAAACAACTTGTTGGCTTCAGCCGCTTGCTCGGAACACGCCTTGATGAACCTACTATGGACTTAATGGCAGCTGATGGGTTAACCCTGCTGGTGGAAAACAATGGCGCACTAAAGGTTCGTCATTATATGTCTACGGATAATTCTAATGTTCTTACTTCTGAACCAACATCTACAACGGTTACGGATTATGTTCGTCAACAGTTCCGCACCGCTCTGGATCAGTTTATTGGACGTAAGTTCGTAGGAACACTCGTCAATGATGTAACAGCTGTATGTAACTCTCTGTTACGCATATTGGTAAATCAGGAGATTATTTCCGGCTATAAGAATCCATCTGTGGTTCCGGATCCTAACGATCCGACGTTGTTGGATATCACGGTTAGCTTTAAGCCTATCTTCAGCCTGCTTTACATCAGCGTAACGTTCACGGTTACTACAAACCTGTAAGATATACGAGGGGTCATAATGGCCCCTCATTAACTGAGGGAATAGCAGAATGAAAATTCATCCGGTCATAACTCAACAAAACGGTATTATAAGCGTCGTTCTACAGGCTTCGTTCGTTGGGGACGTGAATGATACGACGGATAAATCTAAGATATTAGCTTTTGGTGATCCTCAAGTTAATATTGCGGGTACTTTTACAGACCCTAATCCCCCTGGTACGTTTTCTTTTCAATTTCCAACGACTCAACTTTTAGTTGGTATCACAACTCAGTTGCAAAATTACACTGCTCAATTCATGACAGCTTTGCCTCCTTCACCAGGACCCAATCAACCCGTTCCTGTTCAAGGTCCGCTACAAGTTGTAACTACTGACCCTGCAAAGGCTGCTCAAATATGGTATTCTGTTATGGCTTCCTTAGGACCTTCTTCTCGTATAGGCCAGGCCATTCAGAGTCTTAGAGCACAAAGCGTAGTACCGTCCTTAACGGATACAACACTATGAGTAAACTTTTCAACGAACGGAATAAGGTTTCTTCCAAAGCACTTCGTCCTTTTGATAAGACAGACTGGTATGGGGTGACGGGAGTAGAACCTTTTGAAGACGGGTCTAAGCCTCTGATAGCTGACATGAAGGTTACTAATTGGCCTGAGATTAATGATTTTGAAGAACCTAAAAAGATCTTAGATGAGGTTACTGTTATTGTTGATAAATCTGGAATATCTATAAGTGGTATTCAGGGTGTTTTGGTTCGTAATAGTCTAGGAAGTAAAGAAGTTGACGTAGACTTTGCTAACGGGATGTTGCGTCGCCAACCTATAGATTTTAGTTGGTTTATGAAACATGGATTCGAAGAAACTGATGAATTTGACCCAAGAGAGGTAGACCAATTCAAATTAGATTCAGCACCCAAGCCCATTACAGGCCCAGGGTCTGCTTTAGCTTCTGTTAAAACCGCAACCGATATGAACACCAAGATAAAGCTACAGGCAAGAGATGCTTTGTCTGGTATTGCTGATGTAAGTTACAGCCCACAACAGAGAGTTTTAATAGCAAAACATGGGTATTTCTATACTCACGGTATGGACGAACGTAAGTTTGCCGATAAAGTTGTAAAGGCTTTGAATAACGTAGGATTGAGGGCATTTGTTGTAGCTACTAGCAATCATTGGAATGCTTGGCCTAAAGATTCTTGGTTTGAAGCCCGTTTTACTGTTGAATCTAGTCCTTTAGTGGGAAAGACTCCTCCTACGTCTATTCCTCGTCCAAGTTCTGCATTCAGTGCCCCAGTTGAAGCTGTGGATCCGGGAGAAGTTGGTGGGGTTGTTACCTCATCCGTAGCAGATGAAGAACCTGAGATTGAAGCAGAAGACATGTTTACTGGTTCTCTCACTAGATATGACATGCAAGATTTTATTGATATTTGTAGTTCTAGATATGGTTGGGCTGTTGCAGAACAACTTAAGGATATTCTCCACGGAGAAAGTTACGCAGAACAAAATCCTAATGCCCTAAAGAGTATAGAAAGACTTGCTCGTACTAAGGGAGAAATTGACTTAGCCGACTCTATTGCAGGATACTTAGGACCAATGGGTGAATCTATTGTAGGGTCCTCCTCGGATGATGATCGTACAAAGTGTGAGCTATGCGGTTAACTTCATTCTGGTAATGAAGAATATTGTAAGAAGTGTATGCCAAAACGTAAAAAGAAAGCAGAAACAGAATCTCCTTCTCCAGCATCAGAACCTATCAAGAATTCATCTGCTCCTAAATCTACCGTTCCTATCGCCGTTCCAGTTATAGCTAAGAAAAAGAGAGCTATGTCACTCAATTATGAACAGATTCTTAACTCGTTGGATTTTGAAGCAGACACCAATGCTCCTATAGGTAGGGAAATGGGAACTGTTTATTGGGGACCCGTACACGGCGATGAAACCCCTGGTTTAGAAGCTGTGGTAGTAAAAGAAGATGGTAGTTGGGAAGCCTATGGTGGTGGCGGAGCGAATGATATAGTAAGTGAAGGTCATGGTCCCGAAACGCTTCAAGATTTCTTTCGTTCTGAAGAAGGTCAGAAGAGATTAAATAAGAGAGGTGCTTTTGTGAGAAAGCGTGCAGATAAAGAAATAGACATGGTTGAACCACCTGAGGATATCCTTGAAGACGATATCCCAGTAGAAGACGACCTCCCTGTTGAAGATGTGTCCGAATCAGGTTTACCTACAGAAGATATGTCTGGAACAGGTGGACTGGATCCTCAATCCCTAGGAACTAAGGCTATAGGAGCGGCCATTAAGGCTCTAGCGGGCGTTCCCGAATTTATGGATGATAAGTCTGCGGTACTTTGGATTGAACAGCTTTCTTCGGTTCTAAAGAATCGTCCAGTTGAACAAAAGTCAGCAAAGAGTCATGGTCAGCCTGTAAAATGTGAATGTGGTAACAAGGCTATGGCGGGTTCTGATATGTGTGGAGCTTGTGAGAAGGAATATGCAGCTTCACAGGAAGAAAAAGCAGCTTCTGTTAATAAGAATGCGGTTGCTCCTGAAGGATGGGAAGGTACTGTTAAGAAGATGAAAAAGCACCCAGAGATTGATAATCCCTGGGCGTTAGCATGGCATATGAAGGGTGAAGGTTATACTCCTCATCGTGCGGCTTATCTTCTTGAAAAGAACGCATCTTTATTCGTAAAGAAATTCGCTTCCGCTGCGATAGGGGGAGCTTGGACTTCTAATGACGAGACCTCCGAAATTTGTGACGGAGGTAAGCGTGTTCCTGAAGTTGCCGAAGCGCACAAAATGCGTGACGATAATACAGGGATTAAGCGTCCAGCAACAGTCCTGCCCGAGAAATTAGCAGCTGAGATGACCGTTACCAAAGCGTTGAAGGCTTGTGAAGATGCTGAGGAAGATCTCAAGAAGATGTATCTATCACTTAAACCCTTAACTAAAGTGAATGATGTGGCAGCTATCCGTAACTCAGTTGAAGCCGTCTACAGCGCAATGCTTCTTTTTGAAGATGCTAAAAAAGCATTTAACAAGATGCTCATGGCTGAAGAAGCTGAGGAAGAAGCTACCAAGGCAGCAAAGAAAGAATCATCTAAGGAAGCATCTGTTAAGTTCTTCGGTTTGAACATAGCAGAAGCTGAATAACGGAATAGTAGAAAACAACTTCGTTGCTAATTAGTAGCAACAAGGAGAAACAACATGGCAAGCGGATCAAACGCAATCGGCGGATATCTTTACCGCCAAGGAACAACGGGTCAGACCGAATCGGTCATTAGTACCCGGTTTAAGATTTTCACTCCCGCAGTGGATGTAGGTAAGTTTGTAAAGCTAGGAGTGACTTCGTCCTTCAGCGTGTCAGAGACTAAGAATATTGAAACTATTCGTGGACTTGGTTATGGTGATCAGATCGCGGAACTAGTCCCTGGTGTAACGCAGCCAACAACCATTAGCGTTACTCGTACCGCTCTTTATCTTGCTAACCTACAGCAGATGTTTGGTTATAAAGCAGGAGTTAGTGGATTGGTAAGATCTTTGAAGCATCACAAATGGCCCTTTGACATCAAGACAGAAATAGTTTTTTCTGAACTTGCTTCAGAAACACGCAATCATGGTAATGCTTCTAAGGCAGATGTACCGAATGAAGGCGGGCTGAACAACCTGGGTAATTCTGGGCTGTATGCGGTGGTTACGGTATACGAAGGATGCTGGATGAACTCTTACAACTCTGGCTATCAGGTAGAAACCGCAGCTGTAGCAGAAGATTGCAGCATTACCGTTACAGACATTTTTGATATCTCTGGCAGCGTTTACGGAGACTTTATTGATAGCGGAAATAACAAGGGTGATGCTACAGGTCGCTCGCTTCTTTTCCAACAGTGATGCTACAGTAGTTAGCTAGTTAAAAGGCGCAGCGGAGCTACCTCATGCTGCGTCTTTATTTCTTGAGGGTGATATGGTTAGTAAAAAACAAACGGTAGCTCCCACACATAAAACAAGCACATCTTGGAAGCATAATACTTGCGCTTTTTGCCTAAAACCTACCGCTAAGTGTATTTGTGAAGAAGATGAAAAGAAGAAAAAGCAAGCCCTAGATCAGACCAGTATAGAATTGAACAGACCTGAAGCAGCGCAGGATCCTCGCGCATCATCTGAATCTACTGACAGATTCCCTTACGCTCAAAAAGGTACAGAACCTGAAAATGTAAGATATGGGTCTAGTCAAGATTCTATAGAAGAAATGGGTTGGTATAAGATTCCCACCGCTTCAGACCACTGTGGAAGATACCACCGATGTGATGGGTATAGTCATTATAATAATAAAAATCTTCCTGGTCTTAGGTTAGAAGTTACCAACTGGGGGTTTACATTATTTGAGAAACGTATCCCCGTTCAACAGGGAGAACTGTTCGAATTAGACGGATTCTTACAAGGATTAAAGGGCAAGACGGCTGCGCGAAATGTTCAAACCTTTGCTCCCAATGTTACTCGACAATTGAGACATTTTGATAAGATGCCCAGTCGCTTTAAGGATGAACCCTGGCTATTTAATCGTAAACGTCGAGAGCGTGGTAAGCCTCCTGTAGCACATAAGTTCAACACGACTCCGTCTTCTAAGCCTCGGGATTCAGAAGTTGAATTCCACGAGACTCCTACCAAACTCCCGCCACGTAACGATATGCGTCGTCATCTCGATGAAGATGTTAAAGAAGAAATTAAACAGGATACAATCAGTGGGGGAACCAGTAAAAAGATTTCTAGTGAGAACATAGAACAGGCATGGAATGCTTTAACTCCAAAAGGTCGTTGCAAATTGCTAGGAGTAACGGGCAAACCAACTTCAATGCTGTTCTTCCGTCCCTGGGTAGAATTAGACAGTCGTGAACAAAATCTTATAAATCACTGGTTAAGATCTAAGCAAGCCATGGAAAAGGTTGCTACTGATAATTGGTTGGATTTCATATCAGAGCAGGAAGAAGATGTCAAATTACGTTTCATGTCTGATCCTCGTATGAAGGAAATGGCCCGAATGGAAGGTGTTGATATGGAAGCACTTTGGTCAGAGTCTAAGGATGAATACTTAAAAACATTTCATGATCCTTTGCCCTAAAATTCTGGAAATGAGTGCATAGTCTTTTTATATAGGCTATAAATTCTAAAAAAGAAAGACTAGATTTAGCTCGGTTACAGTGTTTACAGCAAGTTACTACATTTTCTATAACGTACCCTAGATCATTGTTTTTTCTATCCAAACCGTTGTAGACAAAATCTCCTCCCAGTTTTGAACCCCTACAACGATTAGAAGGAGACATTCCACAATAGTAGCAATTCTCCTGTGTTAACTTGTCAAATTGTTCGTTAGTTAGGTCCCAAGGTAGATTTCGTTTTTTTGCACAGTTTAAACGATAGTGTTCATACATATTATTTCTTGCCGCTCTACCGAAAGACAACATTCTACTGGTGTATTTTAAGCAACCACAACTTTTTGTATTTCCATATGTGAGATCTGAACCAGCAATAGTCTTTTCAGCACCACAATCACATAAAGTTCTCCAAATAGTTCTATCATTTTCTACCCCTACTTTTTCCAATACTTTCAACCTACCAAAACGTTTTCCACTTATATCTAAGTGCAACCAAACGGCACTTTTTCCTAAACATCCACAACTTTTGGTGTGATGAGACTGTAGGTTTTTTCCAGAAACTATCTTTTCTGTACCACACTGACAACGCACTTTCCACATAGTGTGTCGTTCTTTATTTGTTACCTGTGAAGGAGCTTTTTCTATCACTGTTAATCGTGTAAAAACCTTTCCTGTTAGATCTTTGTAGGGGGCGTTACAGCCACAGCTACGACTACGACCTTGTACTAGATTGTTCTTTAGAACCTCTTTTTCAAATCCACAATCGCACCTACATAGCCAATATCCATTCCTAGTTTCTCGTAGAGCCACCCAACAATCGAATCTTATATCTCTTATATCAGTTTTACGCATAAGTAGTGCTCCTATACTACTTGATACTGTAATTATTTAATTACAACACACATTATAGCTATGCCTTTTATCAAAACAGCACGTGCCTTAGTAGCCGACCCAGTTATCAACATTAGAGACTGGAATACATTGTATTCTAATTTCTCAAATTCCTCATCGTTTTTAAAAATAGCAGCCAAAGCAGATAAAAGTATCTATCTTTTATCACACTGCACAATCATGAGTTCTGTCATGGTAGAGGATGATCCTAATGACTATTTTATCAAGCCAGAATGCAGCCATCTTGTCAACAACAATGACGATGCCTGGACTAATGAAGTCTTAAAGTTGTCTCATAAGTCATTTGTAGGAGCATTTAACTTCGTTGAACACTTTCAAAACTCAAAATTCGCTAAGGGGCATATTTTGGATGCGATTCTTCGTAAGATAAATGTTGCTTCTGGAGTGTGGGTTTATTTAGTTGACATCTTGGTAGCCACTGACCTTGCACACACACAGTTGATTGACGACATCCGTTCAGGCAAAGTCAAGTATCTGAGCATGGGTTGTGTTACAGACTTGGTAATTTGTTCTTTTTGCGGGGCAAGAGTTACCGATAATGGAAATTACTGTAATCACTTGGCTTTTCAAAAAGGTTCTTTTTTAAACGATGAAAATGGCGTTCCCCGTCGTGTGGCAGAACTTTGTGGCCATAAGACAATGAAAAATGGTGGAGTCAAATTCGTTGAGGCTTCTTGGGTTGCTACTCCCGCTTTTCCAGGGGCGGTTAAACGTAATACAGTCATGGAAGAGTGGATTGGTCCTAAGACTCCTTATACTACGGCTTCTGCTGAATCTGATAAGGAATCCAAGTTCGCAAAAGCAGCTAGTGTTAGTGAACATGAAGATTTAATGCTGGAAATGAGTGAAATAGCTTCTAAATTGAAGTAATAGCAGGGATTCAAAAAGCGGGTAACCGCTTTTTGATAATAAATTAACTTTAGAACACAAAGAAGAAGGGGTTTGTATATCCCCAATCTTTCTTAAAGGAAAGTGAACATGGCGAATCTTAACGAAAAGTCCCCCATAAAAGAGCGTATTGCCGCTGCAAAGCAGGCACAAGAAGTGGTAACGGCAGCAAGCAAAGAGGCTCGTGTACGCACAGTCTGTGCTTGGACCATCGCCAAGACCATGCTACCTAAAGCTCCCGCTGAGGTGCAACAGCACCTGGCGTCTGCGCTATTGAGCGCGTCCACTAAAGTATTGAAGGCGGCTCTACGTCAGACCGCTATCAATGCTCACTGGTCCAAATTTGCTGAGACGTATGAGTCGGTACACAAGAAGGATCTTAATGACCTTATGTCTCCCGAATCCGAATTGAATAAGGAAAAGAGTGCCGTAACCACAGAAGTTAAGGGTGACGCCAAGAATGCTGGCAAGGTTGCAGACGATCGTAAGGATGCAGGACCTCAGCCTGACAAGTACGAAGATGGTCGCAAGGGTTCTGAACCAAAGGAAATGGACGCAAGCAAGTCGGAATCTCGTCCCGCTGACTCCGTTGATAAGAGTGAGGGCAGTGAGAAAGAACAGAAGTCTGTTTCTGCCGCTGCAAAAAAGGCAGATTCCAAGTGTGCAGAATGCGGTAAAGTAGGTTGCAAGGAACATGTAGTTTCTAAGAAGGCTGATGAAGGAGACGCTGCGCCTGTTGAGGCCGCTCCGGAGGCTGAAGAAGCCCCAGTTGAAGAAGCCCCAGTTGAGGAAGCACCAGCAGCTGAAGAGGTACCTACAGAAGAGGCAGCACCTGCTCCTGAAGAGGAAGCTGCAACAATGTTAACAGAAGAAAAGAAAGAACAGGTTTCTGAGCAGATTGCAGAAGCACAACAGGCTATTCAAAACATTGAAGAGACTATTCTAGAAGAGGGTCAGGAAGAACTGGATCTCAACTCTATTTTCTCTCAGCCTGAAGACAAGGTTGATTCCTTGGCAAATGAAGGCGAAGAGATGGAAGAGGGTATGGATGAAATGGGAGGCGGGGAAGATTTCTTCGGGCCTTCTGAAGAAGGTGAGATGGCAGCATCAATGGACAACAATTCCAATGAAATGTCCGGGATGTTTGCTTCTGTAGAAGGTGACGATTCGATGGCAACCTTATTCGCCTCTTACAAGGAAGCTACTTCAGTGGACGGGGTGGATGTAGTTCCCTCCTTTACTGGTGAGGCAGCAAATCACTTTGAATCTGAACTCAAGGGTGATGATCGCGATAGCGAATCCGACCACACTGATGACATTTGGGCAGAATTGATTGAAGATCAGAAGCCCGAAGACAGCGGACAGAAGCGCATTAAGGAAGACCAACAGCCTGTCATGGAAACTCCTAAGGCAGCTGCTAAGAAGGAAACCATCAAGAAGTTAAAGGTTACAGCCGGGGCACCTACTGAGGGATCTCTTGCTGACTTGCTCTTTGGCGACGAGTAACAGAGTTTAATACAACCCTGAAGATGGCATCTTCAGTTTAAACACCCCGCTCAAAAGGCGGGGTGTTTCGTTTTATACGACGGAGTGATAGACTTCTTCACCGGGTTCACCTAAGACTTCATCTAAAACATATTCGTGTATACCAGAGTAGGCCGAATTCTTTTCAGCAGCAAACTCCCGTGCTTTTTCTAATGAAGAAAATATCCCCACCACGTAATAACAGTCATAGTCTGACGGTCACATTAAGCACCCGAGGATTTTGATCTTCCACGAAATACGTGTTCCATTAACTCGTCAGAAATTTCTTCTTCCAATTCTTTGAAGATTTGGTTTACATCTCTCCCAATATTCTCTGTTGCGTATTCTAACTCTGCTTCACTGGCCATGAATAGAGCTTCCAAGGTGACTTTTTCTGGGTGTTTACGACTATCCACACCTAAACTGACAGCACGCGCATAGGCGCGGTCGAATTCCTGCTTCCCATGCCAATATTGGTCCATTTTCAACACACCATAGGCGAGGAGTAGAGGAAGTATTACATTTTGAACTAACAGAAGTATCCAAAACATTATACTATGTTTGAAGCAATCTTGAGAAGATCAAAAACTCCAGGATTTACTTCAATGAGATTCCCTTCTTCAATTAAAGCAGCAGCCGTGTCAGCGTTCACTGGGACGTACTTTTCATCAGGATAGAAAACAAAAGCCACCTGAGGATTATTTAGAGCGATCTTTAGAGATGCTCCCTTTTTGAGATGAAAAAGAATTGCCTGCCGATTAGTGTCCATTAGCGGCTCCTTTTTGTTTTAATACGGCGTTCCCGACGTTGGTCGAAAGTCTTGAAGATATGAATCACCTATTCTCCTCAGCTTTAAGAATTGCGTCCTCGAGTTTACCCATCTGGTCATACACAATTTTAGTCATTCCAAATAGTTATATTGGCTTTACAGTTAAGACATCGACCTATCCAGTGGGTTATGTTTTCTCCCCCTTGAGATCTTGGAAGAAAGTTCAGCCGTACTGGTGGCATGGGTCCGTTACATCCAGGGCATTTCTTTCCTCGTTCTCCAGAGTGTTGAAGATCTGAAGCGTCGGCTGAATAAGCGTTTCTTCCTTCTACATACCAAAGAGTTCCAACATCAGCAGTTTTATTTTCACCACATTTGCATCCTGGAGGACATTTGCAATTTGCGCCGCATTTGCAGTTGGGACCGCAATGACAGCTTGAACTGGCCTGAATCTTCTGTAGCAATCTACTTTTCCACTGTTGTTCCACGGGAAGTACTCCTGTCGGTTTACCCATCTGGTCATACACAATTACATATAACGGTTTGGGTTGGGTTTTCAATTGTCTATTTCTATACATCTGGATGACCCGCTGAGCATCATTTATAGTCGGCTTGATCGGTATTGCTTTAGCAAACTCTATTTTACGGACCTGTGGAGCACGTTGTATATATGTTGCCGAGGTTATCACCCGTTCTTGTGTCTCTTGAACAAACGTCTGGGGAAGTTTAAACAACCCCCTATAAGTTTGTAGAGTGGGATCGTGTCCTACGTCAGGTGTACTTGCCTGGGTTGAATTTTCCATAGACAAACCAGCAAAACAATTTAAAGCACGCGCATAAATGTCTGTGATAACATCTTTGTCATAGCGCAAACTAAGCATAAAAGTAGCGACTTCGTCAAGAAGAACTCCTAGAGCTTCTTGCGTAACCGTAACCATATTCTTTGGTTCGTCCACAACAAGTGGGAATTTTAAGGAGAATCTTGTGAAGTTGGGTATTCCTAAATCTAATTCTATAACGACACAAGGGGTAGCATCACGGATAATCGTGATTTCTAATTCTCCAGCAACAGGCGAAATGTAGGAAATCTTCATATACTATACCATCAAAAATCCGTTAAATATATCACCGCCGGAAATCTCCCATGCTTGATTGATACGTGGCGCAAGAACACCTGGTGGAACACCTCTATTAGTCCACACCACCGTACCATCGGTTGTTGTTCCGTCTACACTAGAAGAGAAAGCAAAGGCAGAAGTGTTAGTCCAGGTGATGTGGTTATCTACAACAGTTCCCGATAAGATACGACTGAAAGTTGGGACTCCTGTTCCCGATTTCTGGTCCCCTGTAACCGCTGTAACTGTCTGAATATTGTTATTCAAATCTCTTATCTTATCTCCAATATTGTAGACGTGAGAAGAGACCCAATAGGGGTAGGTGGTTCCTGCTGTCGTAACTTGCTGCACAAAACCATTTAAATCTAAGATTGAATCTCCTATGGCGGGACTTCCGGTAAATCCGTAAGCCTGACCACGGTTGTAGTAGGAGTTAATGGGCCAACCTGACACCATAGCTAATCCAGTATGAGGGGTGGTTGGTAGAAGGTCGGGAACCAAGAATAATTGAGGAGGAAAAGTATCTCCTTCAATTTGACGAACAAAAATGCGTAAAGTATCCTGTATGCTTAGGATGAAAGCATCAATGTCTTCACCCGAACCGAACACAGTGGCTAGATTTAGTCCCACATGGGCTGGTTTAGCTAAGTTTATAGCCCCTGATAAAGTCTGTGTTATAGCTTGAAGTTGATTTAAATCTGAAATACTATTTAAAGATCCTCCAACACTTATGCTTACGTTAAGACTGTTACGATCTGACTGATCATAAAACTGACCAATTAGCTTATACAGTTCTACTATCTTGATATTGAGTCCTGTGTATGCTGAGATCACCCTTTCTATCCCGTCTACCTTGGACCCTTCCAAATAAGCCTGTATTAACTGAACTAACATAGTACGATAAGCTATGTCAGACTGAGTGTCTTGAGGATAGATACGACTGATAGATAAGGGTTCTGACCAACGACGACGAATATCCGGAGGAGTAAGGTAACTTGGGTTTTTGTTTACCTGATCGTAGGCATAATTGTATTCCAATTGAGCCAATTCTATAGCCACAGCACGGAGAATCTCTCCCCATATACTTTGGTCATTTCTAGGTGTGTAGTAATTAGCAGTGGCTTGTAACAACGAGTTCATTAGAGCATCTTCATATTGAAGAAGATCTTCTCGTGTTCTTATGTAAAGATTATCTGCTTGTTGGGTAGGTACGCTCATGAATTAACTCGTTTTGTAATCCAGCTGTATTCTTCCCGGTACGAAATATTCAGTGCTTGATATCTGTATATCCTTGGCTCCGCCTTCTCCAAAAACTTGATAAGTTACAAAATAGGACTGTAATCCTGGATTTGCTATAGTAGAAGGAATAGTGATTAGAATTTTCTGAGCATAAGAAGAGCTTAGGGATTGAGTACTGCTTATTTGATCATTTGTTCCAATTATGTAGAAACTAGGAACAGTACTATTTACTAGGAAATCTTGAACACTTGTAGCTCTACGATACGCTTGTCCTTGATACAACAATCCTACATAAGCAGTTGAGGATCCTCCTCCGGGGATAGTCGCATCGGGGAGAACAGCAGAATTGGTTATAAATGACTGTATGGGTAATTGTAAGTTTGTAAAAGAAGGATCCGAACTTAAAGGATTCCAGGTTGTCTGTGAAGGGACCACAATTCCTATGTCATAAGCTCCATCACTCTTAGCAAACTTTATCAAAGGAAGCTGTACATTGGTAACTCCTGTTACAGACTTAACCTGACGAACAACTTCGGACATGACCAACTTATTACCGGGTACATTGTCTAAAACAATGCTAATCATGCTACGGATCTTGGCATCTATAACATCCGGAGATACCTGGGAAGAGATCTCCACCACCATTGTTATATCAACGGGGTTAGCAATCATTGACTTAACCAGGACATCTGCTGCTGCGTGCTTTGTTACCGCAATTTGAGTTGCTAACTGATTAACAAAAGCAGGATATTGGGTACTTATTGAAAATGTCTCATTGATGAAGTAGCTAACTTTCACCGTAGACCCCGTAGGGATCTGTCCTGTAAGAATTCTTGCTAGGCTTGCTATTCCACTGGTGGAATTATATACTAGAGAAAAGTCAATCCCTTCACGCATAACAACATCAATACCTGCTACGGTAAGTGTTACTTTTATGTATCGGTTATCGTGAGCAATTCCTGCTCCGGTTAACCCCGTTGCTAAGAGAGGATTGGTGTTAAAACCGTCCAAAGACAGTTGAGTGAAGTCATAAGACTCAGGCATCCACACGTTATGAATAAACCCCGAGTTTGCCAATTGGCTAGAAACAGTTCCATTAAGAGTTGTGTTTTCTTGATTTACAAATGTAACCTGTTCATATAGAGAATACTTGTAATATGAAACCACCAAAACAGGGGGATTGACACTGGCTGGGGCAGGAATGCTCCCTGTAGAAACCCTATTCAAACTCCAGTTGTTATAACGTCCAGTCCTAACCAAGGTGTAATCCACCCCATAAGTATACAAGGTAGAAAGGTCCCCACTACGAACAACTAAGGAAGGTAACACCTGACCGTTGATGGTTTTTTGTAGAACTACGTTTGCTCCCGAATCAACGTCAACGGACATTGCGTTATCAATAGAAACTATGGAAGAAGTTAACGAGACATTTTTAGTTGTCTGTAATAGGCTAGAAGACGGAATCAAAATCGTATCTCCTGCTAACTGAGAACCCCCATTCAATAGAAAATCTTGGGTGCGTACTAGTTGTATTGAAGTAGGAGAAACCACCCCGGTATTCTGATTTCCAGTTACGCTATTCACAGAAATAATGGGTTGTAGGGTAGGAACATTGTTCAAAGGAGTATGAATTCTAGCAAACATTCCTATGCTATAGGTTCCAGCAGAAGCGGATTGTAAGGCATTGACAGCCACTGAATTTGCAGCCGAAACACCTGCTATGACAAGAGGTTGCTGAGATACAAATACAGAATTTCCTACCAGTTGATAGGCTAATTCGTTGGGATTCAAGAAAAGAAACCCATCTGTATTGTCAATGAAAGAATTCAAAGTACCTAAATAAAACGATTGACCACCTCGTTGTACAATAACTTCTACTGCCTGTTCTAAAGGAGAAGTTAGCTGAGAAAACCCACTTATAGAAAATTTCAAAATACTGCGATCCACAAGAGTCAAGGGAGTGTAAGCACTAAATGTCCCCTGAGGAGCAGTGTTTTGATATTGATAAATCGCGGTTTCTGTCTGCTGAGAATTGGACGAACCACGAACATATAAATCAACTGTACCAAAGACGTGTTTCTGTCGAATAGGATCCCAATCACGCAGCATCTCTAGATCCCCAGCGGCCACAACATTAGCAGCAACAATAGAAGGAATAGCACGAGCCTGAATTAAGTATCCATTCCGTGTTCCTGTATCAACTCCAGTAACAATACGGTCCTGAATCTGGGCTGCATAAACAGAATTGTTTTGGCTGTCAGTTCCAAAATTAGCCGGAACTAAGTTTGTTACACTCCAACCTTGAGGTCCCCCACTAACCACTGTAGTAATTGTTCCTACTCCTACATTTCCAATACTTCCAGTGGTTGTACACTGAGCGGAAACTATCACCTGGTATCTTCCATATTGGGAATCGAAAAAACTGGACGCGGAGGCAGGAGAAATAGACGCACTTCCTGTAGTTACAAAATTTAACGCAGGAGTCTGAGAGTTTGGGCTAGTTGCTACAATAGCTCCTTGAGGGATAACTATAGATTGTAGAGGTTTAGTGTATGTGTAGAAAGTAAGATTAACAACCGCTGTTGTAGATCCCCCTCTCACAACACCTGCCTGCTCACCCAACATATCAAACTGCTTATTGATGAATGCCTGTGTATCAGAAGCCTTCATTCCATAAGCTCTAGAAATCTGCTGTTTTATAGGAGAATCAGAGTAAGAGTCACTAATTCCATCATTATTAGCATCATCAATCTGAGTAATAGCACTGATACTAGAAGCCATATGACTGAACCACTCTCGAACAGACATGTTAGATAGTTCTACTGCGATAGGATCAATAACTAAGTCACGCAATTCGGAACGAGGAGTTAAGTCTAGTTGAGGATAGGCGCGAGTAATTTGAGAGATCATTCTCCCTGCTATATCCTCCTTACGCTGTAATCCTAAAAAGTCTGTAGGATTTACCTTCTTTAGATTGACAAAACCACAAGTAAGAGGACCATTCTGCTGAGACTCAAACACCACGTTGGTAGTGGGGTCTTGAATAACTGTAGAAAATAAGGCATAAAACTTGTCCGAATTGATAGCTGAGGTAGGGACAAAAATAGAACTATAATTGGTTGTTTGGGTTGAAGTAACAGTGGTTGCTGTGGTAGTGTTTCCACTAACGACCGTGGTGGTATTAGAAGTAACCGGGTCGTTTGATGTCCTGCTGATGGTTGTTACCAAGTCTCCAAATTGAGTATAGGGTATCGTAACCCCGGAAGAATCTGTTGATAATACAGCTCTTACACCTAAAAATCCGGTGAAAGGGGGAGTTGCCCATTCTAATTGACAAGATTGGGAACCCTTATAAGCTCTTAAAGCTGATGGAGGACTAATCTTTAAAGCTAGTCCTGAATTGAAGAATAGAAGAGTAAACTTAGAAGTCGGTGTTATAGCGATGGGCCCTAAACACTTCCAAATAACTGTTCCATCTGTGGTAATAGAACTTGGTACAGTTCCCCAAGTAGGTGCTGTGAACCCCGTAATCCCTGCGATCAAAACTACCTGAACATTTCCATTGCTATCGGTAACTCTATAACCCACAGCAAGAGAAGTAGAAGTGGCCCATACTACGTTTGGGACATAATTTCTTCCCGTAATCTGTACAGTTGTTGAAGCTACACTAGTGTCTAGAGGTATGGTCCCAGAAAATGTGTTAAAAAATCCTGTAACAGGATTTGAAAATACCAGAGTCTGACTGTAGATAGAAATTTCTAAACGTATGGTATTAGCATCGGTTTGAACCTTAAAAGGTAAGATAGAAGTGTCAACAGACAGAGTGCTTACCCCTCCTGTAGAAGGTATGTAAGGCGACAAAATAGATATAGGTGTTAAGCTAGAAATCGGTGCTGACATTATGAGGTCGCCTTTTTCATTATGACGTAGCCTTTAAAGAAAAATTTAACGGCATTGTTTGTCCTGAATACGATGACACGGTAGCTGAAATATTTACCAAAGTGGGATCGTTAGGATCCAAGTCGGCTGACACGCTGACAATGTCTTTTAAAATCTCAGGAGGATCTAGAGTTTGTATAGTACGTTGTGCTAATTGTATTTGTTTCATACTATCCAAGACCCTGGTTACTTCCGAAGCTATGTCCGAATCGGTTATCGTAAAACCGTATTTCTGACCAATAAAATCCTTAATTCTACAAGTGAAAGAAGGATAAAACGCGCAACGAGATGTTAAGATAAATTTCAATGCTCTCTGATATAGTTTCAAATTTCCACCTATCTTAGCCAGAACCCCCCCACTGTTCTGTTCGAAGTTGTTCAATCTACCTATTCCATTACACTTTAAGCAAAATAGTTTTTGTGTTAGATAGCTAACCTCGATGAGGGGGTTAAAAAGTCTAACTTCTCTATTGAAAACAATCTTGTAGAAAATTACTCCTGCTTCCAGGATACGATTTGTATCCTTGATCACTTGATACCCATAAATAGAATCATTTATGTTAACTAGATTTCCTTGTATATAAACTTTCACTTGGTCTGTTCCATTAATTGGCGCACGTTGATTTATAGCCGTGTTTCCCACATAATTGAGGGTTCTCAAATCACTAGGACTTATGATATAGCGTTCATTGCTCTGAGAATGATCACAAACCATCAATGATGTGTTAAAATCGTATGACATTTAAAATGTCCTATCCACGAATTTAAGGTCAATTGGAGCACCAGGTGTAGACCTGTTATGTTGCTCCAATTCCCAAGTAGTTGGAGTATCCAAAGGATGAACACGGAAGTAAGGTTCTTTACTATTCTGTGGGTAATTCTCCGTCTTATCCTTCACTAAGACTGCTTGGTATTGTTTTTGAGCAAATAGACTTTCAATTTCCTGCAACAGAATAGGAATTTGAGTAACAGCATCTTTAGCATATTGGGCTTTATCTTCGTTCTTTTCAATAAGATTACGAAGATGATTCATGTGAAAAACTGCCTCATCTTGACGATTCAACTGTTCCTTGTAATATTTCTTGATTTCTGATGTAACTACCATAGGCATATGATCATTACGAGGAGCGGGGACGAAGTGCCCATGGGGACCCGGTTGCCAAGATGCTTTGTCAAAAGTAGGAGACAAAATTTCATCGTTAGAACTACGATACCATTCTTCTAAAACTCCTGCTGTTTTTCTTAGTTGAGTAGCTCGTATTTGATAAGCCTGTTGTATTGCTGGAAATTTTTTTAAACGAACATTTAACCAACTCTTAAATACTTCTTTTTGAGTTTCAGAAAATGTCCCAAGGAAATTGAAGGGTGGACCTGGGTAAGAATATTTGAATGAATTAGCCACACGTCCTCCTTCCTTACTTTACTGCCAGCAGGTTATGAGAGAATACACGCTTCTTAGCATCACGACCTGCTGCGTAGTTTCTTCCTCCCACATACAGACGAGCAACTTGTTTCTTACCGATACAGGTAAATTTGGCAAAAGACCATTCCAGTTTACCTTCTATATCAGTTAAGACCGAAGCTGAACCCATTTTATCAAACACCTCTTCTACAGTTAGAGGAGTGACCCGATTATCTTCTAATGCTTTTAGAGATTCTAGTGTAGGAATAGGAGTTGACCCAGACAATTCAACCTCAGCCCCATTTTCTGCTACGATAAGATAGCAAACCTCTTCACTAGTTCCTGTCCATTCCACAGGGAACTTATCTACAGAAGAATTAATTGAAATAGTCTCTCCTGTCAAACAATCTAATAGACTCCCCACAGCTACACTAGACACTACAACACCTTCTTGAACAAACATGTCTAGAGTTGGGCAACCCCCTCCTCCACCACCTGAAGAAGGAGCAGCAGGAACCGTTAGAGAAACCGTAGCAACGTTCACATTGTTCATATAAGTGACATCGCTTGTCACGAAACTATCTCCACTAAGATAGGTAATTACTCCATGTAAAGTAAGATTTAGAGTAGACGAAGAAGCAGTACTTATTACAGGCGGAGTTGCTTGAACGGTGTAACCAGAAATTCCAGAATAATTAGGAACTGTAGCAGTAACGGGGTTCAACTTAAATGCAGCGGTAATACCTGAACCATTGAAGCTAGACCCTGTCCAAGTCGGGTTGTAAGTACCTGTTGAAGATACTTTCAAATAGGCAGCTTGAACAGTAGAAGCAGGGATAACCCCAGCAGGTATGTTTACCGTTCCTAGATTAGTATAACCAGAAGGAGCGGCCCCTCCCATATCAATGACTGAAACAACTACATCATTTGCGTTGGAGGTAGTTACTGATCCTGTTCCGAATGTACTAGTTGTGGACCCGGTAAAATGTCCTTGAACATCTACCGATACTGGAACAAGCAGCCCACTTACTTCATTTGCTATCACTCCAATAAGAGAATTAAATTGAGTTCCGGTTACTGACAAAGTGATTGTTGTAGTTCCTGCAGAAGTAATAGGCGCTGTCCAAATAAAGTTACACCACTCAGAGGAAGGATCCACATACCCCACTTGACGAGTCCACACGTTACCACGTGTATCACTTATTGTAGGACTAATCAAGGTTCCCGGTCCCGCGTAGTCAAAGAAGGTTCCTGTAACCATCAACTGGTTACCAGAAGTAGTAGCGGAATTTAGAGTTACAGATAGGGTTCCTGGAGATCCGTTTTCAACATACCCTGTCTTAAACTGAATTACGTTAAAACTATAAGTTGTACTCGTAGCAGGGATTCCGTTAGAATAAATCGGAGTTATGCTGTTGGTCGTCAAAACCGTACCACCCCAAATAATGGTTGCTGCGGTATTACTCTGTAGAGGAGGCAAAGGTTTAATAAGAGAAATAGTGAACGTCTTTTGTGTTCCATCTCCTATGATAGTGAGAGGAGAAACTGATACATCAGAAGCTAGATGAGGATCTAGTAAGTAGTTAACTAGGGTAGCAATAGCCTGCACACCATAAACCGCTCCCGTAATAGCTCCGTTGCTTACTCCTGAACCTACATAAATGTCCAAACTCTTGTTACTATCTTGGTACCAAGCTATATCAGCATCAGACAATACTAAACTAGTGCTTACAACGTTTGCGTCAATAGCTGCCCCGTTATATCCAAACTGAGAGTTTCCCCCACTGTAAGCAAAAGCCAAGCGACCGTTCCACTCTGTGTTGTTAGCGGACAGTCCTAGTACTCCCGTGGGGTAATTTTGTAAAACTGTCGTCTTATCTACCGCAAAACCATTGTAGGTTTGAAAAGAAAATATATTTAGAGAAGGGTCATTGTAAATGTAGATATACCCAGAAGTGTTCTCCAGAACAGGTATGTATGACTGACCTGTTCCGCCATACTGAACGGACAGGGTAGGAAAGAACCCCGTTCCTGGCGCCAAACGTAGAGCCGGGTTAATGTACACTGTCCAAGTGAAAGTGGCACTTACTGTAACTCCTTGATCGGTTATGGTTACAGTTAAATTGTTACTACCCAAAGTTCCATTTTGGAAAGGACCTGTAATTTGAATAGTTGCAACGCCAGAAGTTATGCTAAGAACCGTTGCTGTAGCCCCGGTTAGTCCTCCCAACTGTGCGGTTATTTGTGAGGTTTGTGTTGACAAAACTCCTGAAGCAATTACATAAAAGGAAAGATTTGGACGAGGATTTACAGACCCTACATTTCCATTGGATACATAACCCAAGGAATTTGTAACAAGACCATTTGTGTAATCAAGTCCTGTCTTCAAAACTACACCTGTTGTCACAGTAACACTCAGTGTTTTGTCATAATAAGCACCTATGTTATCTGTAACTCGGAAGGTTACTGAACGAGTACCCACTTGGGTAGTTGTGCCAGAAACAACCCCGGTAGAGGGAGACAAAGTAAGGCCAGAGGGAAGTGTAGTGCTACTTAAAGGAGATATGCTCCAAGTGTAGGGAGAAGTTCCCCCTGTAGCTGTTAAGGTTGTACCGTATACCGATCCCGCCGTAATAGAAGGAAGAGAAGCGGTGGTAATAGTTAGAGTACTTGCCTGAATTAACAGGTTGAGAGTTTTTGAAGGAGCAGAATTTGTTGCAGAATCGGCACAGTTAAAAACTATACCTGCATTGAAAGCTGAACCTCCTGTATTTCCTGATAAAACTCCTGCCTGGGTAAGGCTTAGAGAACCAGGAAGAATAGAAGAAGTGCTAAATGTATAAGGAGCCACCCCTCCAGAAGCAGCTAGAGTAGTAGTATAGGATGTGTTGATGATACCAGAAGGTAATGATGCCGTTGTTATGGCAAGATCCGTTCCTGTGCTCAATAACATGTAGGCAAAAGCAGAGTTTCCTCCGCTATCTGTAACTTCTACTTCCACCGGACGATTTGTAAATGATGTTCCCGAATAAACTCCAGATATAGTAGCCGTAACTCCCTGATTAGAAGAGTCAGCCGTGAGAACTAATCCAGCAGGAAGAGAATTAGGGGAAGCTGGGGGAATCTGCCAAGAAAAGGGAGCAGTTCCAGGACCCACCGCACGTAAAACTCCTTGATAAGCCACCCCGACATTAATTGTCCCCACGCCTGAGGTGTCTATCTGAAGCCCTGTTGAAGACCCTATTTGAAGAGTAAAGGTTCCGGTAGCAACAGTTGGAACAGCATCCTTAACCTTCATGGTTAAGGTTTGACTATATGAAGTTGCTGAAGTTATTCCTGAAAACACTCCAGTACTTGAATTAAAAGAAATTCCAGAAGGCAGTGTCCAAGTAGCCGAAGGAGGCGTGAGACCATCATCAGACCAAGTGTAGGGGGATGTTCCTCCTAAAGCAGACATAGAAAAGCTGTATGGCTGTCCCGGTACAATAATAGGAAGAATTGTTGTTGTAATGCGCAAAGTGTTGTTAACATTCACATTAAGAACAGCACTTGTGGAGTTACCCACAGAGTCCGTCAACACAAAGGTGTCATTATGATTAGTTCCATTAACTGCTGTAGTAGTCCCACTAAAATTTCCTGTACTGGAAAGAGTTATCCCAGTAAAAGCGGGAGATTCATTATTAGTTCCTCCCGGCCACTGAGAAGAAGACCATGTATAAGGAGGAACGCCACCAAATCCCTGTAATGAAAAACCATACGATTGCCCTGTAACTATAGAAGCTATTTGTTGTGTTAAAATAACTAGGGGAGGTACATAATTAGACGTGAATCTCTTATACAAATAAGCCTGCTGACCATTTGTGTTTGTAACTTGAAACCAGACATCAAAATACCCCGATTCAGTGGGAGTTCCTGCAACAGAAGAATTTCCAGTAGAAGCAATTTTAACCACACCATTGGGCGCATTTATAGTCGTGTCTACATATGCTTTAAGACCTGTGGGTAGAACTCCTTTAACAACAGAAACGGAAGCCAATGGAGAAGGAGAATTACTGCTTATACAATTTGTGGAGGCTGTTGCCGTAGGATAAGGAGTTTGAATTTTGGCATCAACTAGGTTATCTGACAAAGTAAATTGAGAAGTAAAAATAGTCCAATTTATCGTTACGGTGCCATGAACAAGATTCTGTGAGTCAATATACTCTATAATAGAAGGAGTTGTTTGTCCTCCCGCAACAGTTCCATACAATAGACTAGTGTTAGCATCTAAAGAAATACCTGCGGGAAGTGTAGACCCGATCTGAACTCGAGCAGAATAATTTACATTCTTTGATATGTTAGGAGAATTAAAATAGGGCTTTAAAGGATTCAAACCTATAGAATCTCCCACGATATATGGCTTAGGATAAGCTGTAAATGAAAAACCCGAAGCTGTAGAATTCTCTGATAACAAAGTGTATTCACGAGAAACAGTAGCTACTTGAGTGGTTCCCTGTAATATGGGAAGAGGAATTCTAAGTTCTGAATTCCTAAAAGAAGTGGGTGGTCCTTGAACTTTCACAATTTTGTTGACTGAATCAACAGAAACTGTAAGCCCGTTACTAGGAGAAGATAGTGTAGGTGTTCCTAATGAAAAACCCTGGAAGTCTCCCAATACAGGGAACACTATAGCCAGGTTATCATTAGGACCCCAGTAATGATCAAAATATGCTTGAGAAACATGGATGCTACTTACTGGCTGTTTTGCTTGATAATAAAAAGACCCCGAAGCGGAGACAGGTGTAGGGGAACTATCTTTTATGGTAGCTGAAAAATTATGTGTCCCCAGTGAACTGGTAGGTACATTTACGAGGGTTTCTAACTGTCCGTCAACGAGTGAAAATACAGTAGAAGAATTGATGCTATACGTAACCACCGTAGACACAGAATTACCTATACTATCAACCGCATTCAATCCCACGGTAAAGGAACCGTAACTTGTTAAAGTAAAATGTAACGTATTGTTTGAATCAATTGTAGGACTTGGAACAGTTGTTACGCTAGAAATTATAGACCAGGTGACATACCCGCTTCCTCCATTAGAAACAAGAGGAATAGAAAAAATTGCTGGAAAAGAACTCGGAGCAAAAGATTGGCTGTTATTGAGAATACTAAAAATTGTGGGATCATCTACAACTACGTTTATCGTCAAAAAAGAAACATTCGTTGCAAAATCAATAACCTTTAATCTTATAGAATATGTCCCCGAATTAACCGCAGTGGCATCAAGAAACATAGTCTGATTTGTATTGTCTAGGTTAATAGTTCCTGGAAATGTAGTAGAAATACCCGGAACCGTCTGATACAGATAAGGTGGTGTTCCTCCCACAGAAGTTATAGGTACTGTAATCGTAGTCGGCATTAGGGTGTCCTACTGAGTATTTCTGTATTTTCAATGTGTATAATCATTAGGATATAACCACGTTCACATTACCACTTCCCGTGCTTGTAATTCCCTGAGAATCAATGACTTGGTAACTAACACCTATCGTATAAGATCCTGCTAATCCAGATGTGCTAATAAACGGTACTGAAAAACTTCCCGAAGTCTGCAAAGAAGAATTTACATCATTGACCGAAGAATTCGCCAAATTGGTATTTATGGATATAACACGACTAGTTGGAGAAACAGTGACTTTTCCAGTCAGACCTCCCGGTATGGTAACTGATGTTACGTTATACTGAACGGGAAGGTGTGCTAATTGGACCGTTACTCCTGCTACAGGAAGAGTCAATGAATATACTCCCGGAGTTGACGCAGCAACTATACTCCAGGATTGCGCATTGTATAGAACCGTTATAGTTGTTTCTGCTTTAATCTGAACTGTTATGACGCCGGAAGTGGTTGATGTTTGAGGACTTACTTCCGTATCGGTAACTGTCATATTAGAAGAACAAACATATGTTCCCCCAGGAGAAAATTGATTAACTGTGATTCCTAATTGAGCATTAGAAGAGTTATTATTTTGAGGAACAAATCTAGCATCACTTTCTCCTGTTATGTTTATGCTGTAAGGTTGATTACCTCCAACAACAGAGACAGGAGCCGCAAAAGATGCTGTAGCTGCATATTCACTTACCACAGCTGTTATGTTAGTTCCAGTTGCCACCAATGTGGGATAGACAACAGATATGATAGATAATCCGGCTATAGGATTAGCCGTTGTGTGCCCAATAGTATCAGTTCCTACAGTATTGTTCTTATAATCATAGGCCATATTGAAACCGTCAAAAGTTAGGTTAGTAACTTGAGTTGTGGGCTGACCACCGTTAAGTGTCCCTGGCGCTCCAACAGTTCCCGGAGGCGGAGATCCTACACTTGTTAAGAGAGGAAGGTCAGAGTCATTGGGTTGATATCCTATGTAGGCAACATTTAGGATTGCGTTGTTATTTACGGAACGATAAGAAACTCCTACAACAGCTGAGGTGGGGAATCCAACCATAGTTGCGCTACGTGCTTTTATTTGAAGAGAGAAAGATTGCGAAGCTGTTGTCCCGAATGAAGCAGAAGTAGCCGTCACAACAACACTATTAATACCAGTTACCGTGGGTGTTCCTTGTAGATACGCTCGTGTTCCCGTAGCCCCTGTTAAAGTTACGCCTGTGGGAAGACCTGTGGCAGTCCAGTTAGCTACCAAATCCGACTGAACATAGTAGGTGCTTGCTGGAATAGAACGACCTGCATATATGTACGCAGGTAAATTATTGTTCAATATGTGGATAGGTTGTTGAACGGACTTGTTAATTGTGACACTGATAGTGGTGTCAGTGGTGGACTGAATGCTATTAGAATCTGTAGCTCGTACAACAACTTGATATGTTCCTGTTTGTTGAGTAGAAGAAGTGAAATAAATTGTGTTATCGGCTCCTGTGGTTAAGGAGATGTTAGGTAAGGTGGTCCCACTTCGTACCTGGAATGTATATGGACCAGTTCCTCCCTCTGCTACAAGAGGATAAATCCAACTAGGAGTGGTTGCCAAGTCAATCGTAAAAGCGGAAGAGTATATAATAGAAACTACCGCAGCATTGGTTGGAGAAGGAAATGTACCTGAAGCCTCCACCGTTATAGATTCACGCTTAACAGCAGTTGCTGTAACGGATAGAGAAGACTGAACAATGCTTGTAAATTGTGCTAGAACAGAAGTGGACCCTACATCTCCTGCTGCAGGTGTAGAACCTCCTGTTTGATTTATAAATACAATTCCAGGAGCAGGACGAGTAAGTGTTCCACTAGGAGCAGCTACACTCATCCAAGCAGGGAGAGATCCTTGTAGAAGGCTGAAAGTAGCACCTCCGTCACCTGCTGTACTTGTTATCGTGGCGTTACAATAGGGACTACCGCTCTGGTATAAAGCAAATCCATAGAATTGACTTGCCCCTGGTATGTAAGCAGAACCCACAACAGAGTCAGGTAGAACTCCCCCAGAAATTTGAGTAATTGTCCAT